GGGTTTACGACAGCCTGAGTGTATGGGTTTTGGTAGTAGCCGATCTGCCCTTGTGTCAAAGGACCGACATTTTGCATACTGCCAAGGGTCGCTTGAGTAGCGGCCCCATAATATGGCTGGGCCAACTGAGAAGCCGCAGACGTGGCGTTAATGCCAGCTTGCTGCGTGGGATTGATTGGGGCGACAAACTCACCGCCGTAAGACTGAAATGGCGTCTGCGCGACACTCTCAGCTTTGGCATTGACGGCGTTATAGCGCGCCAAGACTTCGGGCGGGATTTGTGTCGATTGAACCGTAGTTCCGCCTTTGCCGCCACCACCCATGCTGCCTACTCCGCTGCCTCTCGCACAGAACCAGTACGAGCATTGTAAAGGAAAAACGCGCCAGTTGGCTTGCCGAATTGACGTTCGTACAGCCGAACCTTTGCCTCAGTGCGGTGGTTGGAAAGCACCCCGATCAACAGGGGTACATTTAACACTTCCGCCGACCTTTTGGCAAACTCACACAAGCGTCTGGCACGCCCCCCTTTGGCATTTCTGAATTCTGGAAGAATGAAAATTCCACGCTCTTCCAAGACTGTAGCATCAGAATACCATGAATCCGTGATCCTGAGTAGGATCGCGCCTTCTATTTTTCCGGGGTCGCCAATTACGCCTATTAAGCCATGGTCAAGGTTTGCACCCGCCCATATCTCATGCACGAGCTTGAGAGGATTTGGCTTTACAAAGCCGTTTTCTGCACAAGCTTGCAACGCCACATCCATCAACTCATGGACATCTGTCGGTTCTGCTAATCTCACCCCTAGATCATCGAACATGGACTTCCCCTTTTCAGTCCGTGGTTAATCTTTCTTCGGGCCGGGAAGCTTTTTCAGAGTGTCGATCAGCCTTTTACGCATCGTCTTCACGAAGGTATCCAGTTCTGAATGACCGACATTCATATCCCCGCCACCAATCGCCGTGACAACTTCTGGAGGAATGACGTATTCCCCACCGGCTGCAACGATTGGCACTTGATGCTCAACACCACGCCCCCCTCTGGCGCGTGCTTGAGGAGAATTACCATAACCCTTCAAGACTGTATCCAACACCCTGAACCCAGCCATGGTATTGCCTTCACCCATGGATGAGACAATATCCGCTGGAATGACATAAGAGCCAGAAGGTACGTGCATTGGAAGGTGATCGGTGCGTCCAGCTACTGGACTATGAATTGCCCCAACATGCACTTTCGCAGGCGCTGTAGAGCCAAGGATTGTAGGCCCGCCGGATGCACGACGCTTCCGTGCCTCACTCAAAGCAATCGCAATAGCCTGCTTCTGCGGGCGGCCAGTGTGGACCAGTTCGCTGATGTTGCTGCTGATTGTTTTCTGCGAGGAACCTTTTTTCAATGGCATGGCTTACCCCGTAGAATAAGTGACGTTGACGGATTGGCCAGTTCCCGGAGTGACCACTAAGCCAGTCGAAAATACTTGCCCCACCTTAACAATGCCGACAGTGGCCGGGATTGTACAAAGGGCATTAGTCGCCGCCACGGTGCTGGTAGACCCGGTGTTGCTGATTGTCCCGACTGTCGATCCAGCCACAACAACTGAGAAGTTCACAAGGTATCCGTTGCCAACGTAAATCACAGTGGCGGATGTAACCGTGACAGACGTTTGAGTCCCAAGACCACGCAGCGTGCTTTGAGCAAGATTATTAATGGCGACGACGCCATTTTTCTGGGTAGTGAGCAAATCACCTATGTTTGCCGACATTAGAAACGTCCATCAGGTTGCAGGCGATAGCGGAAATTTCCAAGACGCCACCAAGAGCCAATGTCATTGCTTTCGATGCGAAGGGAAACAAGCCTACCTCTGAAGCGAGGGGTGACATAAGTTGTCGCCTGCGTCAGCGTATATGGCCCGTAAGCAGTAGGCGTCTGTCCGGGGTAGTCCGTGACATAGAATGTCAAAAGGACGTTGGCACCTTGCGTTCCACCGTAGTAACCCCACTTCATGTCTGGCCACACTTGGTCGATGAACGTCTTCACATCGGCATCAGACAGGACAAAATATCCAGTCTGGAAATATGAGTCCATCGCAGTGCCATCGGCATCTGGCGAAGTCTCATGCTGATAGATGTACTTGTTCAGGCCAGCACCAATCGGCGCGCCAAGGACTGATTCGTTGATCCATGCACTACGCGCCACATAGGGATTTGCGGTTGAGTTAAACCCGTAATCCCATTGCTCAAGTATGAAGTTGTACTTCACATAGCCATAGTTCTCGCCACCATTGCCGATGGTGGGGAAGTGCCAAGCGATTTCGCCAAAGCGAGAGTTCGGGGCAACTCTGATACGGTCAAGGTTGTTGGTATCCAAATCTTGGAAAACCACGTCCCAGATCGGGCAGCGAATAGGCTCGACGCCATTGCCAGAAAGCTTGAAGAACTGACTGGCACCCATCCAATAGACGGCACCATTGATGGATGTGGCAGCCTTTCTGCCAATCAACCCGCAACCAGTGCCAAGTTCGTTGAACTGGTACACATAGGGCGGGCCGACATATTGCATCGCCCACAGGCCAAGATCAGTCCAGATCAAGCCTTGCTGACCGGCTTGGATACCCTGAACAATCCGTGACCCCTTAGGGATACGGTACGAACCAGCCTGATTGGTGATCAGCGCAGTCCACTGCGTAAAATTATCAACATCGCACCAGCGAATCAAAAGCGGGTCTTGAATGCCATTAGTAGTGCTGCCCCACGCCACAATCTGCCTTTGAGGCATCGCGACAAACGCGCCAGAATTAATGCTCGGAGCCTGCGGGATGACCAAGGCGATAGGCTGACCGGCAGTTGGAGACCACTCATAGATCGGCCCATTTAAGGGACATGCGATGAGGATTTGGCCCCAATTGTCCAAAGTCCAGTCTACTGCCGTAATGGGCGTACCGCCAGAAAGGGTTGGCGCAGTGCCAACACCATATCCGCCCCTGCCGTACCCGCCAATGCCATAGCCGGTCCCGGCGGGCAGAGGGCCAATGCCCTTGTAGTAGACGTAATGAGCCAGACCGGAGTTTTCTGACGCAGAGGTAGTTGCGGTGGCGGTCGTGCTTGCAGTGATAACGAAAATGCTGGAACTGGTAACGCTGGAGACGATATAGTTCCCGTATATGGTCACACCACCAACAGTTGTAGCGATCAAGCACGCAAATGTGTCGCCAGCCAAATATCCATGATTGGCAAGGGTGACAGAGACGCCAGCAGAGCCAGATGTGGTAGCAAATGACGGAACAGCGCCACCGTTCGTCACTGTAGTTGTAGCTAAAGCAGGTTGGCCAAGCGCATCTGTTGCGTAGATTGTGTATGTGTTGGCGGCACCACCGGGATTGTAGCACTGGTACTGGCCAAAAAGGATGAGGTTATCAACGCTGATCTGCGTCTGGATGTCTACGCTGTCGTAGCTGCTGACATTCCTGCCAGTATCCGTGATGACAACAGCGTTACTGCCAGCCGTTGTCGATACGCTGACAGCGACATTAACCGTGGTCTTTTGCGGGGTGATGGTAGACGCGCCACCGCCAGTAATGACCTGAAGTGATCCTTCAGCGCCAACGCCAAGGTAGGAATTGGAATTCGTGTCTTCCCATGCCCACAAAGCGCGGATCGTCGTGCCAATCGCGCTGGAGTAGTATTTTACCCAACCGCCAAGCTTCTGAACCAACCCACCGAGGGTACGGTCAGGAATGAAGCGGATAAGTTGGCTCTGGGAAATAGCTGCTTCGTTTAGGGCAGGCGTCTTGTTGACATCCACTCCCGGCAGCAATTTTAGCGATTGATGGGGCATGTTTTACCCCCTTGTCGGTGTGGCAACGGGCGAAGGCGACTGCGAGGACCAAGCAGCAGCCTCAAACTTTTTGCGGTTCTCTTCCATCGTGGCCGACTTGAGAAGCGCCTGATATTGGCTCTCGTAGGTTACAGCCATCTGCGGGTCGTCATTGGCGCGACCGAAATTCCGCTGGTATGCGGAGATATAGATCATGCTCGCCATGATGAAAACATCCGGGAGATAGAGGCTGATGAATGTCGAGGTATTCGTTGCGGAAAGACTTTCCGGTCGGTAGGTGCCAACAATTTCACAGGTATAGTTAGCGTCTGGATAGGGACCAACAAGAAAAGTGTAATCGTCAAATGGGACAAAATACTGGGGGACGCCACGATTGGCGATTGCGCCAGAACCGTAAACTGAATCCAAAAATTCTTTGGTTGTGGGCAGCAAGGGAACACGAGTAGCCGTGTCAGGGTTGGATGACCCACTAGGCGTCAGAACATTGATCTGCTCTGGGACGACAAACACGCCCGCAGGGACCGAAATAATGCGGTTCCCAGCAGTTAGCCCATATGCTGTCGTAGCAATAGACGTAAAAAGGAAATCGAGATCGCGATACATGCGATTTTCGGCATAGGTGATCATCTGCGGCAAAATAATCTGAAAAGCAGGGTCTGATTCGGACACAACCGCCATCGTTGCGATTTGGGTAACGTAACTGGTCGTGCCAGATACGGTTCCGTTATAACTGAGGCCCGTTGTCATGGAAAAAGCTCCGCTTTCGCAGGACTATAGCACCTATTTTGCCCCCGCACACCACCCTTCACGGCGGGCATTGTTCTGCTTTACCTCGATAATCGTGGCAGTTGTATCCTTGGATGACCAAGAAACATCCCGCCAGACATCGCAGACAGCGCCATTAGTCGCGCTTGTGACCATCAGACTTGAGCAACCCATCAGGGGAGACATCAACAGCATCGCCAGCACGAACCGCATCTTGCGTCCTCCGTAAAATGTCTGCGGTGGCCGCAGCCTCGACCTCTGCAATCGCATCGGAACGTATCTTCATGTACGCGCCAAACACAACCATGACGATTAGACCGCCAATGGCAAGGTAACGGCCAAAGGGGGTGAAGAGAAGGCTAAACACCATGCTCCTCCATGTGCTGCTTGCGGAACCACCAGATTGCCCCGCCAAGGCCGATGACCGCCAGCATGATGAGGAAGTTGGTATTGCTGAGTAGACCCATAATCTGGTCGGCAAGGTCGGACGCATCTTGCGCGTTGGCAGCCACTTGTTTTGCGGCTCCAAGACCGCCAAGGCTTGCTGTGATGATTGCCGCATTGCCCTGACTACTCGCAGCCATTGTTGGGACCGGAACAGGCTCCGGTTCAGTACGCTGCTCATGCTCATCATCCGTGGGGTCTTCTTTAGGCGAAGAAGGCCCCACCAGAGGTGTGATGGCCGTAATTTCATGAGACACCCACCACGCACTCTCGGCTTGGCGGCGCTTCACAAGGCCGGGAAGAACCTTTCCACCGCCCTTGGTCCACTTCATCAGTTCAGCCGGTACAGCGTCAAACGCGCCAGCATTCACCTTCTTGAGAAGCGTCGAAGATTTCAAGTTCCCCACGCCAGCGTTGTAGGCAAAATCCACCAAAACGTCGAACTGATGCTGGGTCAACGGCTGCTGAACCATATTGTGGACAGCAGTCTCATACTTGACCAGATCATTGCGGAGAATGTCATCGCACTGCTTTTGAGTAAGCGTCATGCCGTCAGTGACAGTAGGCGCGCCAGCAGCAGAAGTGTGACCGTAGCCAATCGTGCAAATGCCAGCCGGGCAACGGTATGCCTTCAGCTTGCAGCCTTCGTACTTCTTCAGAAGGGCGGTGATGCCCTCTTGGCTCATTTGCATGGCAGGACTCCTAACGATGGACAAGACCGATGGCGAGCAAGACGCCGCAGGCGATGACAACAACAAAAAGCAAAAAAACAGAACCCCAGACCATGACATTGTGCATCAGTTCCTCCTGATCTTTGGCAGCTTCAAGCGCAGCGGCTCTCTGATCCTTTTTGATTTGGGTTGTGGCTGCAACTACCTGATCCCAAGCAGCTATGCCAAACTCACCAATGAAGTGGTTCTTCAGGTCAGCCATCATCTGATCAGCTTCAGCTTTGGCAGCGTATGCTTCCATCGCCATTTGTTCCGCCGTTTTGCCAGAAAGAAGGTTCCCGCGAGGTGGTTGTGCGGCGGTTCTTGTGATAGCTGCAACGCTGTCAAATAGCGACCCAAGATCGCCAGCCATGCCTTGCAACTCTTTTCCAATCGCAATTCCGCCTTTCACAGCCTCATAGCTGGCTTTGGCGAGGGCAAGGAGAGTAAGCGGGTCCACTATTTGTCCTGCTTTCCGTCAAGTTTGTCATAGATGCGTTGGAACATCGTTTCGATGTGGTCCATGCGCTTATCCATGTCGTCCTTCAGGACATACGTTTTTGGCATGTCAGCTTCAATACGGTGAAGATCATCTTTCAATGTCTTCACCGCTTCCCATAACTGGCGAGCAAACCAGCCTATGGTGCAG